AGTGATGACACAATCGTCACCATTAGTAAAATAATCATTATTATCAACATATCCAACTTGAACTTCTTCATAGTTATTAGGGGCTCCGGGAGTTCTTGATGTACTGGCTCCTGTTATATTGAAAGTAACCCATTTAGTTCTATCCGTTGTTTTAAAAATTCTTATATGTCCTCTGGGATTGTTAGTAGTATTAGCATCTAATGATTGTACCCAATCAGTAACATCATTTGTTGCTAAGTCAGTAACAGATATACCTAATAAAGTAATTGCAGCATAGTTAGGAACTCCTCCACCACCGGGTAATGTAATATTAAAACCAAAATTAGTAGTACCGGGAGGTGTAGCGCCAGCAATATCAATACTAGAATAATTAAATTCTAAACTGTTACCACCAAACTCTCCGATAGGTCCTGTAGCTCCTAAACCTCCTGTCGCACCAACTGCACCAGCTGCACCAGCAGTACCTGTTGCTCCTTGAACACCTTGTGTTCCAACAGTACCTGTAGCACCTTGAGGTCCAGTAGGTCCTGTCGGTCCTGTAGCACCGGCAGCAGCAGCAGCACCAGCAGGTCCAGTTGCTCCTGTAAGTCCTGCACCACCAGTAGCTCCAGTAGGTCCAGTTGCACCAGAACCTGCGGCAGAAGTAATTTTAGACATTACCCACCTTTTGGTGGTCCCTGCGGCAGGGTTTACTGTACTAGAGGAAAACTTCTTTTTTACCATAATGGACCTACTTTAAAATAATTAATAAGCGTAAAGTGGGAGACTTAAGGTGTCTCCCGAACCTTTTATGTATTAATCTGCTTATGCAGCGTTAATTACAACAACACCGGATGCTGGGTTAATAACCTTTAATCCGTATCTCATAGACATGTAAGAACCAACAATTCCGAATCCCGGATTTGCTTCTTCTACAGTCAATGGTCTCCTTTCCACATAAGCCATAGGCTTTACGCTTCCATCATAGATGAAAATGCGGTCAGGTGGACACCAAGCATTAACAATAACGTTGAGTCCATACAAGCTACCAACAAGACCAGTTCCAAGTGTAGACTTGAAAGGTTGTGATTCTTCAACAACATACGGAAGTGGCTGTGCGCCAGATAATCCGCCAATTGCAGTTGTGAAATCTGCCATGTTAAGTAATGTTTTGTAGTGCTGAGGGGAAATCATCATAGTAGATGCGGTATATCCGTGTCCACCGATTAATTCCATAGAGTCGGTAATATCGCCTAATGCGAGTTCACCGTCTCCAGCTGCACCAGCTGCTTGTACGTAGTGACTTCCTGTAAGGATAGCGTCACTTGTCAAACCGTAGGAGTAAATACGTCCTTCGTTGACTGTTCCGCCAGTTCCTAAGAAACCACCGTATACGTTAGTTGTAAAGTTAGTGATAGCTGATTCTGCTGTACTGTATGTAATCGCAGTTGTTCCAAGGGTTGTGTCTGCAATACCTAGTAATGCGTATACAACGTGCTTGGTCATGTGACGGTCTACAGCTCTGCGAGCTTCGTTTAATGCCATCTCTACTTCGTTAAATCTTGAGTCTTCTATCATACGTCGGGTTACACCTACTGCAAGTCCCCACTCTCCAACAGACACTCTTTCAGAGCGCAAGTTAGTGTGTTGGTACTTAGGTGTGTTACCTTCGCTGATTTCTTCTAGGCCCATTGAGGGCTTTGCGAATGTGATATCAATATCACCGCCGGTTTCTGTAGTCATAGGTTCACAGAACATTGACATAGCTGGCAAATCAGTGACTTTATAGTCTTGAATTGCGTCTTTATAATCAATAAGTACTCTTTCTCCTACTCCTCCATCAACAGCTCCTGTATTAAGGGAGGTGAGTATACCGGGTGCTAAATTTGAGTTTAATGCTACCATAGTTTATCTCCTTATAGTCCTTGATACAGAATTCTTTGCATGCTAGCTGCACCACTGTGAGCACCACTTGGGTCAATGTAATATCCAATTGCGTTAGCTGCTGAAGAAGCTTGTCCTAGGTTACCGTCAGCTAATGTAGCTACACCGTCTCCTATTCCGATTGTTCCTGAACAGTAAGCATTTAATACTACACCGTGACCGGTGATGATGCTTGCTGTGTTACCTGAAGATACTGTTGTCAAAGCAAAACCTAGTGGTTTGCCGTTTGCAGATGCGAATTTATCGACTTCTCCATCTGCACCCATTTGAACAGGGTATCCTGCGGTAACAGCGCTTCCAGCTGTGAATGGTAAAATTCTTGCTGGGGCACCGCCATCATTTACTAATATTTCTGTTGCCATATTTAATTACCTCTTGTAAGTAATTCTTTGTTTAGACGAATTTTTCCGTCTTTCATCTCTACTGCAAATTGCCTTTCCTTTTCTTCTACAACTGGAGCTTCATCGTCATTGGATTTACCTTTTCCGAATTGTCTCTCTGTAGCTTCTGGGACTGGCATTGCTTCTAGAGCATCGCTGAATCCAGTCAGCCTTGGTTCATCCCAAGCAGATAGTTCGTCTACGCGTGTAGCCTTGTCATCTTCGGATATAGTTCCGAAAACAAGTTGTTTGCTAATAATTGCTTCTACCATCTCAACTTTTCTTGCTTCTGCTTCTTTTGCTTTTCTCTCTTCCTCGGCTGCTTTGAAAGCTTCTAATTCTTTCATAGCTGCTTTGAATTCGGATTCGATTTCAGCTTTTGATGCTTCTGCTTCTTCAAGTTGTGTACGTAGAGAAGCGAACTCGCGCTCGACAATATTCTCTGCATCGGACTTCACATTGGTTTCTACTTTTTCTTCTGTCATAGTTTCGACCTCTGTCTTCCCGTCTTCACATTCACATGCATCTGAGTGTCCACCACAACCACAGTCGTGGTCGTCATCTTCAACAAGTGAATCACATTCCTCTCCTATTGTACATTCCTTACAGACGGGGTCCATTTTTTCATTGTCAATGAAACTAACTTCTGTGGGACGTAACTTGGTGGCATATGTGTCACCCATGACGTCAATATCATTGGAAAACCAATCAATACTAACGTGAGTCATATCCCCGTCTTTGACTTTGTTCATAACGTCTTGGCCATGCCCTGTTTTATTATCAACAGTAGCCAACATTTTCACTGCACTCTTACCATTTTCCATCTCAACAATCTGAGGCTCAGTAGCCATGCCGATTAAATCCTCAGATGTTCGTTGATGGTTGATATATATAGGAAGCTCTGAGAACTTCTCTATACTATCTTTTAAAATGGTCGGTTCTATATAAACCTTTTGTTCTTTTTCGTCTTCATCATAAGTATGAAGACCTGAAGTAATAGCAATTACTGGAAATGAGACGGAATCTACACCTTCATCATTGCTATTAAACATAATTTCTGGACTTTCGTCCATTGGGATAGCAAATGTACGCTGTATAGCTTCGGTAGGTTTACCTTCTTCCGCAAATTCCCGCTCTACACCATTTTGTTCAGCCCACATGTTACACATGTTCGCCGCCTTCTCTTCGTGGTCTTCAAAACCACGTTTCTTTAGAGAGGCACTAACGGAAACTTTACACTTGTCGTACGTCATTTTCTATCTCCCGTTGCATTTGCGGAGGGTTTATTACCCCTATTTTGCGCTCTTGCACTTTCTTCTTTTTTATCTGTATCTTTTCCTCCAGATACATTGGCGTTCTTACTGCCGGGGCCACCTTCTAGTGGAGATGCCTTAACATCTTCAGAAGTTTCCATGTCCAATTCTACAACTCCTTCAGGGTCAAGACCACGTTCTTCTCTTACTTCTCCCGGTGATAATACACCTTCAGATAAATATATCATATCAGTCTTAGCTTTAGTAAATGCATCTTCAATATTAACTTGGCGGAATCTAAATTTAGCTTCACCAGTTTCTAATTGAGGCATTAATTGAGCATTTAATGCTCCTTCTATTGCTGATTGTAAATAATTAACATATGGTTCAAAAATAGGTCTAGCTTTCTCTGGGTCTGTCCACATAGTACGTGGTACTTTCAAAGACATATGGATTTTATCTAAAAGGTCATCAGTATACTTTCCATACTCAAAGGCCCTTTGTGTTCCACCTAGTTCTTTAATTTGTATATCATTACCGTGGATGATATCTTCTCCGGGTGCCAGATTATTAAAAGCATCAACTACTTCGTTTATTTTATCTGGTCCGTAAGGCATATCAGGTAAACCACAAGATATATCAAATCTAGATATTGCATACTTGTTTAATGCCGCACCTATATCTCTTTCTGCA